AGCGTATCGCTTTGAGCGCTTGCCACGCCAGCGGCGATGCGATGCAACGCTTCCGGTTCGTCACAGCGTGCGGCGGCCGGCGTCGTACCTTCAGGAGTCGCTAGCATTGGCCAGGCTCGGCATGCTCGGCGGCAGGGTTGCGGTCGCCGACCTGCGGGCGGTGAAGCCGGCGCCGAAGCAAGCCGATGCTCATTACGCCACGCCGGAGCATCGCGCCTGGCGCGCCGCCGTCATCGCGCGCGCCGGCGGCCGCTGCCAATGGCCGGGCTGCGATCGCGTCGAGCGCCGCATGTTCGCCGATCACATCCGCGAAATCCGCGACGCTCCGGAACTCGCCCTTGATCCTGCGAACGGGCAGTGCCTGTGTGGCAAACACCACACACTCAAGACATCGCAAGCTCGCGCCGCGCGCTAACACCTCACGGGGGTAGGGGGTTTAATTCCCCCCACTCCCCCGCGCTGTAACCGCGCCGCAACCCAGCCGCGGATTTTTTTTGGGCTTCGGTGGGGTTCTAGTAGGGGATGTATTCTAATGCCGCGGTGTCGGCCGGTGGGTGGGGCTGGCGCCTCGCGTGGCGGCCGTAAAGCCGAAGGCGGCGGCGCGGCGCGCGAGGGGCGCGCCAAGGGCGCTGCCGCTGCGGCGGCGCTGCCGGCTGTGTTCGTTGCCCCTCCACAGCCCCCACCGCAGCCGCCGGCCGCGCCGGCGACGCTGGCGGAGGCGGTGGCTCGGGCGCGTGACCTCACCGGGCGGCTGTTGAACGAGCTCGACGCCGTCACGGCGCACCCGGGCGAGCTCGCCCGCGAGATCGAGGCCGAGACCGCGGGCGACGCCACGGCGGCGCGGCGCACCGCGATGATGCGCGCCATCGGGCTGCCGAGCCGCTCGCTGATCCTGAAGACCCTCACCGGCGCGATGCGGGAATGGGCGGCGATCGAACGCGCCGGCACCGGACCGATCACCGCGCTCGGCAAGAAGACCGCTGCCGAAGCCGCCGCCCGCGCCCCGGCGCCGGCCGGCAGCCCTTGGGATTTGCTCGATGACGACGCGCCGGACAGGCCGCCGAACTGAAGGCCGCGCCACCGCGCCCCTCACCGCCGAATTCCCCGGCGTCATGCTCTATTGCGGCGATCACCGAGAGGTTACAAAATACCAACTTGGGGGGGGTGGACGCGGTTATCTCCGACCCGCCCTATGGGATCTCGTATAAGCGCGGTACGAAGCGAAAGCAGACGCCATTTTTTAGCGGCTACGATCAGTACAAACACGCGGGCGTCACCATCATCGGAGACGCACAACCTTTCGACCCCGCACCGTGGCTTGCGTTCCCAAATGTCCTTTTGTGGGGCGCGGATCATTTCTACCCGCGCTTACCCGACCGCGGGCGATTCCTTGCGTGGAACAAGCTCGGCAACAAGGAGCCATGGGACTCGTACTGCGATGTCGAATTCGCATGGCATAGCGTGAACGGGGCCGCCCGCATGTTCAATTGGCTTTGGAAGGGCGTCGTTTGCGCCAAGGCCGGTGAAGGCATGCCCAACGGCCGCCGCGATCACCCCACGCAAAAGCCGGTCGCCCTCATGCGCTGGTGCATCGAACAGGCCAAGGTCCCGGACGGCGGCTTGATCCTCGACCCCTACATGGGCTCCGGCACCACCGGCGTCGCGGCCGTGCAGATGGGCCGCCGGTTTATCGGCATCGAGATCGAGCCAAAATATTTCGACATCGCCTGCCGCCGCATCGGGGATGCGGTCAAGGCCAAGGAAGCCGCCACCGCGGCGGCGTGATGACCGCGCCCCGGCCGCCCCCGCCCACCTGGTCTTTCGCCTGCCCGGATTGGGCCGACCGCCTGCGCGCCGGCCGCAGCCTCGTCCCGAACCTGCCGCTCGACCAGGCCGCGGCCGATCGCGCCTTGCGCGCCTTCAACACCCTGCGGCTGCCCGACGTGCCGGGCACGCCCACCTTCGGCGAGGTTTCGGGCCCGTGGTTTGCCGATATCGTCCGCGCCCTGTTCGGCTCGGTGCTGCCCGACGGCCGGCGGATGGTGCGGGAAATTTTCCTGCTCATTCCGAAAAAGAACAACAAGACCACCGGCTTCGCGGCGGTCATGCTCACCGCGCTGTTGCTCAACAAGCGCCCGCGCGGCCAGTTTCTGTTCGTCGGCCCCACCAAGGCGATCTCCGACCTGGCCTATGCGCAGGCGGTCGGCATGATCGACGCCGACGACGCCGCGCAGCGCGCGATCGACGGCACCGAAGGCCGGCTCAAGCAGGTCCTGAAGGTCCAGGATCACCTAAAGACCATCAAATTCCGCCGCACCGGCGCCATCCTGCAGATCAAGACGTTTTCCGAGGAGGTTTTGACCGGCCCGCGCCCCACCGGCATCATGGTGGACGAGGTGCACATTCTCGGCAAGGACGCCGCCGCCACCCGTATCTATGGCCAGCTGCGCGGCGGCATGACGCACGATCCCAACGCCTTCATGGCGCAATGCACGACGCAGTCGGACGAGCCGCCGGCCGGGGTGTTTTTGTCCGAACTCACCATGGCGCGGATGATCCGCGACGGCGTCACCACCGGCTCGATGCTGCCGGTGCTCTATGAACTGCCCGACGACGTGGTCAAGGCGGAGACCTGGCGCGACCCGGCCGTGTGGCCGCTGGTCAACCCGAACCTCGACCGCTCGGTGCGGCTCGACCTGCTCATCGCCGACTACGAACGCGCAAAGATCGCCGGCGAAAAGGAAATCCGCCGGTTCGCTTCGCAGCACATCAACGTGCAGATCGGGGTGGCGCTGCAGTCCAACGCCTGGGACGGCGCGCCGTACTGGGAGCGCAACGCCGAGCCCGGGCTGACGCTCGCCGCCATCCTCCATCGGTGCGAGGTGGTCACGATCGGCATCGACGGCGGCGGCCTCGACGATCTTCTAGGCCTCACCGTCATCGGCCGCCTAAAGGGCAGCGCACCTCCCTCCCCGTCTTCGGGGAGGGATGGGGAGGGGTCTCGCTCGCTTGATGCGCACGACATAATCATCCGGCAGCGGGTGGTGGCCTTGACGCGCCCAGCGGAGACCGCCGCGCAAGACCAAGACCCCACCCCAACCCTCCCCGAAGACGGGGAGGGAGAAGCGGGCGCCCCCGCCGGCCAATGGCTCCACTATGCGCATGCCTGGTGCTACAAGGATGTGCTGAATCTTCGCCAGGACATCGCCCCGCGCCTGCAGGATTTCGCCGCCGCCGGCGACCTCACCATCGTCGAGCGGGTCGGCGACGATGTCATCGCGCTTGCCGATATCGTCGAGCAAGTGTTTCGCTCCGGCCTCTTACCGGACAAGAACGCCATCGGGGTCGATCCGGCCGGCATCGGGGAAATCGTCGAGGAACTCGCGCGTCGCGGCATCGATTCCACGCCGGAAGCCGGCATCATCATCGGCATTCCGCAGGGGTGGAAGCTCAACGGCGCGATCAAGACCACCGGCCGCAAACTGGCCGGCGGCGACCTGAAGCACTGCGGCCAGCCGCTGATGGCCTGGTGCGTCGGCAACGCCAAGGTCGAGCCGCGCGGCAACGCCATCTCGATCACCAAGCAAGTGAGCGGCACCGCCAAGATCGACCCGCTGATGGCCACCTTCAACGCCTCGGCGCTGATGGCGCTCAATCCGGGCCCGGTCGAGGTGGACGCAAGGATCATCATTCTGGAGTCGGCCTAGATGAAGGTGCATTTCGAGATCGGCGGCGAGCAACCGAAGTTCACGATCGTTGCCGAAGACGACACCGATCGTTCCATCCTGCGCGAATTCTGCCGCCATAGGCTGCGCCGCATTCTTGAAGTGGTCGGCATTGCACCGTTCCTGTCGCCCAAGCCGGGCGTCCATCAGAGGTAAACGTCTCGCGGTTGCGATTTACACGGAATCGTGATTGTTGCGTTGTATTGCATACCGTTGCGCATTGAAATGTGGGAGTTGCGCACTGGCGGATTATTTGGTCAAAATATCAAAATGCCCCGGCCAAAATACAAACTGACCCGCGAAGCTGATGGCCGCTACGAATATGTACGGCTTAAGGGACTTACCAAGCTCCCGCCGCTGGACTCTGTCATATATTTCATTGTTCGCCGCAGCGATGACCGGGTTTTGTATATAGGACAATCTTGCAACGTTTCCTCGCGAATTCGACACCATAAGAAGACGCTGGCCGGCGACGTTGATATTTACATAATCCCGTGCGCACCGTCTCGGATCAATGATGTGGAAGCGGCGTTAATAAGATATTTTACCCCTCCCCGTAATGTTGCGAGTGTCTGCAAAGACGCGGCGGCGCGCCGCAAGTTTGCAGAATTAGACGAATCGCAATTGGTCAGTATTTTGCTGCGTTAGACTTTCACAATCTTTCCCAAAGGGCGCGCCATGTCCCAGCTGTCGCGCGCCGATATCGCCTTGCTCAAGGGCTTCATCGACGGCACGCCGCCGGCGGGCACCGCGCCCGCCACCACCGATTTCACCCCGCCGCAGACGCGCGGCCAGATCAACGACAACACGCTCGACGGCCTGGTCTGGGGCGACCAGTTGTGGTCGATGCCCACCGCGTCGGGCATCGCCATCAATCAGCAGACCGCGCTTAATTCCGCGGCGGTGATGGCCTGCGTGACCATGATCGCCGAGGACACCGCGAAGCTGCCGATCGCGCTGTTCCGCCGCCTGCCCTCGGGCGGACGCTTGCGCGTCAAGCCCAAGGAGCATTGGCTGGCGCAGCTGCTGCGGCGCCCGAATTCTTGGCAGAACTGGCTCGAATTCTGCGAAATGCTGCAAATCGGCCTACTCATGCGCGGCAACGGCTATGCCGTGATGCTGCGCAACGGCCGCGGCATCCCGCAGCAGCTCGTACCGATCAACCCCGACCATGTGGCGCTGTGGGAAGCCCAGGACGGCTCGCTGTTCTACAAGGTGACGCCGTTCGGCCTGCATGAGCTGGCGATCCTGCGCGATCAGCCGCCGCTGATCCCCTATGAGGACATGTTTCATCTGCGCGGGTTTTCGGTCAACGGCTTGCTTGGCGCGAGCCGCATCGCGCTGGCGCGGGAAGCCATCGGCCTGTCGCTCGCACAGGAGCGCCAGGCCGCGCAATGGATGGGGGCCGGCGCGCGGCCGTCCGGCGTGCTCACCACCGACCAGAAACTCACGCAGGAGTCCGCGAACCGCATCCGCGAAAGCTGGAAGAACT